TATTAAATATAACAATTTAAAAAAATCAAAAATCAAGAATAGAAACATTAGAAGGATAAGGATATAAATAGTTAAATGGCAACAAAAGTAAAATTAATCGCAGATGGAGTAATAACACCAGACCAAATTACTCTGACAACAGCAAGTTCAGGAACAAATACAACTGCTCCTGCGACTACTGCTTTTGTTCAACAAGAAATATCAGCATTAGTTGATAGTTCACCTGATGCGTTAAATACACTCAATGAATTAGCTGCAGCACTTGGTGATGATGCAAACTTTAGCACAACCGTTACCAATAGTATTGCTACTAAATTACCATTAACAGGTGGAACATTAACTGGTGCACTAACATTAACTGCTGATGCAAATCCAGCTTTAGAAATATCTAGAGGGTCTGCAAATACAACTAATGTAAACTTAAAATATAATACAACTCTTACAGGCCAACTTTCAGCGGCTAATGCTGAATTTCAAATAAGTGCTGCAGGTTCTTCTACACCAATGGAATTTTTTACAAATGGCAGTGAAAGAATGCGTATTACTCCTGATGGAAGATTACAATTCAGTCAAGTTGGAGCTACTGATACAAATAATTCTATATTTGCTCATACCAATAATTATTTATATTTAGAGGGAGGTTCATCAGGAATAGTACTAGCTGATAATTCAGCAAACTCAAATCGTATACTTGTAAGAGATACTAATATAATAGAGTTTCAAACCAGTGGTGCAACAAGAGCAACTATTAATGCTGCGGGTAATACAGGAGCAGTTTTAGATTTAGAACCAAATGCAAATATTGATGGTTCTTTATATTCAGCTTTAACAATTAATGAACAGCATTCTACTGCTCATTCTGGCGTTAGATTTGATAGAAGTGGAACAGCAAAATATAGAGTTGGTATTGATAATAATGATAATTTTCAAATAGCTAATTTTAGAACAACAACTGATGATGCTGCTTTTGTAATGGATGTTGATAGTGATATAGGTATAGGTACTGCTTCACCAGCAGGTTCATTGCATATTCATAGAGATTCTAATGAAAATAGTCCAGAAATAAGAATAACAACTGGTAAAGATAGCGGAACTCCAACAGCTCAAATGTCATATAGTGCTGGTTCTGGTTATTTCTTAAGATTACCAGATGCTGCAAATAACGAAGATGTAATGATTCGAAGTTATGGTGATACAGTATTTCATGGTGGTTCAGTTAGTATTGGTGACCAGTTAAAAGTTGGTTCATTTGCTAGTGGACAAACAAATACTGGAGAAGCATGGTTAGGAAGAGCTAGTGATAGAAATGAAGGAACATTAACTGTTCAATTAGGTGGTGGTACTACAGGAAGAACTTTTGAAATTGTGGACCATGATTGGCAAAAAGTATTAGTTCAAATTAATGGTAATGCAGAAGGCGGGGCATTAAATATACCAGCTACTGAAGGTGGTTCTGCTGGTAATACTGGAATAACAATGAGAAACAAACATCCAGGTAATGCTGAGCCATACACTAGTTTAGATGTAAGAGAATTACAAACCACAAATGGATATGGTGGTATTGGAATGTATTCTAATCTTCAATCACATTTAAGATTTAAAACTGGTGGCGGTAGTACAACATGGGGTAATGGAACTGGCCATCAATGGCAATTAAGAATGGGTAATGGCGCATCTGAAGACCAAATGGAATTTTATGCTTGGACAGGAAATAAAAGAGTTCATAGAATGTATGGCTCAAATGGCGCGCATACTATGGAATATCAATTAGGTGGAAGATTTGGTTTGCCTTCAAATCAAACAGTCACTACAAGTTGGTCTAACCTTAATTTTAGTGATACAAATTCAACATATTTAATGTATAATCAGGGTTTAACTAATTCATCTGGAGAAATAACTGTTCCAGTAGCTGGAAGATATGCAATAAGTGCAAGATTTAGAACAGAGGCAACACCATTTCGGGCGCCTACACAATTTGCAATATATGTTGATAATTCAGGTTCGGGGTCTGGAAGTTATGTACAAATAGTGAGATTATATATAACTTCAAATACACAAAGTTCTTATGAGCATGCTCCCCCACTTGATGCTATATTGAATCTTGTAGCTGGAGCAAGGTTTGTTGTAAGAGCAATAGCAGGAAGTGCAAGCTTTGTATTAAGTAGCACAAGTAATACAGTGAATCATTTAAGTGTAATGAAATTAGCATAGGAGAAAAAATGGCAATAACAACAGAAGTAATAGATATAAATATAAATGTCACAGAACCATATAAAGTTATTCAAGTAGAAAAAGCAAAAATAATTAAAGAAGATGGAGATGAAATAACAAGAACTCCTCAATGGACTTATTATGCTCCATCTACTAAAAATGGAGATACTTGGGAAGATACTGATGTTTCGTCTGAAAGCACAGAAATACAAGGATTATGTACAGCTTTATGGACGGATTCTGTAAAAACGGCTTATCAAACTCATCAAAATTCTTTAGAAAATTTAGATGATGATAAAACACCATAGGAAATAAAATTTAATGGCATTAACAAAAATCACATCAGATGTTATAGAAACTGGAGCAGTTGAATCAACTCATATTGCATCAGGAGCTATTTCATCTTCTCATTTAACAGGTATTACCACTGATAATGTCAGTGAAGGTAGTACTAATACTTATTTTACAAATGCAAGAGCAAGAGGCTCTGTATCTGTTACTGGTGGTGGTTTAAGTTATGATTCAGGTACTGGAGTTATTCAAATTGGTTCCATACCAAATACCAGTTTAACAAATAGTTCATTAACAGTTAATTCAAACTCTGTATCATTAGGAGGCTCAGTTACGCTTGATACTGATGATATTGGAGAAGGTAGTTCAAATTTATATTTCACAAATGCAAGAGCACAAGGAGCAATCTCTGGTGGCACAGGTGTTACTGTATCGGGTGGAGCAATATCAATAGGACAAGATGTTGCAACTTCATCAACACCAACATTTGGTAATATTACAACTACAGGTTATATTGCAGGACCTGCTACATTTACAATTGACCCTGCCGCAGTAGGCGATAATACAGGAACAGTTGTAATTGCAGGCGATTTACAAGTTGATGGTACAACCACAACAATTAATTCAACCACTGTAAATATAGATGATTTAAATATTCAATTAGCAACTGGTGCAATTAATGCTGCAGCGGCCAATGGTGCTGGAATAACAGTCGATGGTGCAAGTGCGACTATTACCTATGATGGTACAAATGATGAATGGGATTTTAATAAGGATATAAAAATATTAGGTCCCACAAATGCGAACGGGCCTAGATTTTATATGATGGAAGATTCCAACAATGGTGCTTTTATAAAGTATGATGGTTCAACAAATGAGGGTGAGCTTGGTGGATTAACAAGTTCAAGTGAAAATACTGTTATGACTTGGAGTAGGTCTGCAAGTAAAGTTGTCTTTAATGAAAACTCTCTTGATATGGACTTCAGAGTTGAGTCAAATGGTAACGCAAACATGCTGTTTATTGATGGTGGTAATAATAAGGTTGGTATTGGAACGGATAGCCCTGACACCTTACTAGAGCTTTTTGCAGATAACCCAGTTTTAAGATTAAGAGATTCAAAAGTAAAAGGTAGTAGCTGGGCAGCGGGTGATGCTTTAGGTGGTTTAGAATTTTATACATCAGATACAACTGGTATTGGAACACATACAGTTGCAAGTATTAAAGTTGTAAATGGGGGTCAAGCAGTACAATCACCTGATGGTGAAATAGTATTTTCTACTGGTGCTTACAATACCGCAGCTAGTGAAGCTATGAGAATAGACTCATCAGGGAATCTGCTTGTGGGTAAGACTTCTGACGATGGAACAGCAGGTGTTCGTATTGGTGGTTCAGGAACAATTGTACCTATAGCTTCAGGTATTCCAATTATTGCAGATAGATTATCTTCAGATGGGGAGATTATTAGGTTTAGAAAAGATGGCGGAACAGTTGGCTCTATTGGTACTAATAATGGTTCATTATTTATTGTAGGTGATACTTCGTCAGGTAATGGTGCAGGTCTTAAGTTTATTGATGGAAGCACAGAAAGAATAGTACCTGCAACTTCAGGCGGTGGCGAAGTAGATAATTTAGTAGATTTAGGTCAAAGCACACATAGATTTAAAGACCTCTACCTTTCAGGTGCTGCTAATGTTGGTGGTGTTGAAGTTTCAGACACAGATGATATAAGGCTTAGATTTTTAAATGGAGCTACTTTTAAAGCAGGAATACAAGTAGCTACTACAGCAGGTGATATGATTGCAACGTCTTCGGTAGATGATTTAGCTATTAGGTCACAATCTAATATGCTTTTTGCTACTGGTGGCAACACAGAACGCATGCGTATAACTGCTAATGGTAATTTGCAGATGATTGGTCAAACATCTTCATTTGAGTCTCCAGGATTTACTTATCATACAAATAATTATCTTTATTTAAGAGGTGGCAGCTCAGGATTAATTTTATCTGATGATTCAGGTATTAATACTATACAAATTATCGATGGTTCGTCTGGATATATAAATTTTGAAACCGGTAATGGGTCATCAAAAATGCGTATTAAGAGTAATGGCAATGTTGGAATTGGAGAGACTGGCCCGGAATATCGTTTACAGGTTGATGGTACTAATGTTTTATCGGGTGGTGGTTTAGCTAATCTTTGTTTAGTTGATAGAACTGCTTACAATGGTACACTTCCGGGTGCAGGAATAACTTTTAGAGGTGAATATACTAGTGGTGGAAATACAACTAATTTTGCAACAATACAAGGTATCAAAGAAAATACTTCTTCAGGAAACTATGCTGCTGCATTAAGATTTACTACTAGAGCTAATGGCGGTAATCTTACAGAACGCATGAGAATTGACTCATCAGGAAATGTTGGAATTGGTACTAGCAGTCCAGGCGATAATCATGCCAAAGCTAATAATTTAGTAGTTGGTTCAGGTTCAGCCGGCGGTATAGCAGTGTATAATGGAACATCTGAAGGTTGGTATGCTTTCTCTAGAGATAATGCAAATAACACAGATGCCTACGATGGTGGAATAAGCTATGATGGAAGTAGAAATTTAAGATTACATACTAATGCTGGTGGTGTAAGATTAAAAATAGATGGTACAGGCGACACTGAAATATATGGCCATTTAAGCTTTGAAGATAATAAGTTACTTATGTTTGGTGGCGGACAAGACGCAAGATTATATTTTGACGCATCAACTAATGCTCTTTTTATAACTGCCGCAAATGGTACAGCAAATACAATAAATATGACTACTAACAACTTTAGCATTGGAGGAGCAAATGCCTTAATTTCAGGTACTGCTAACGACTCAGTAGTTATAAATCAAGATGGTGCATCAAATGTCGACTTTAGAGTTGAATCAGATAATGAACAATATAATTTCTTTTGTGATGCAAGTAGCGAAATAATACATTTTGGAGAAGGAACTAATAGTGATGTACAATCAGTAATACCTGCGAGAACATTAGCAGGTAGAAGACACGGATATCACGGCGGAAACAAACAACATGCTGGACAAACATTTAAATATTCAGAAACAACCACTTGGACAGATGCAATTAAAATAGATTGGCACAACGTATCATGGGGTGCTGTCTGCATGAGAATTACTGGACAGTATTATTATAGTGCAAGTGAGAATTTTAGTATTGTAATAGGATTTCAAGGATATGGAGAAGTAGGAAGTTCTACTTATGGTCATAATTCTGTATCATATGATGCAACTTCAAGTGGTTCAGGGACTTGGACTGATGCTATTCAACTTGCCCAGACAGCTGTTGGAGAAACTATGATAAGGCAAAGAGCTGGAGATACTACAGGAGATATAATTTATAGATACGAATGGCAATGCTATGCAAGGTCAAATCAACCAATATTAATCATAGAACAGTAAAGGAAATTATGGATATTTTAAATATATTATTAGAAAAAAAAGGAACAGGCTTAACTGCAGAAGAGACTGCTGCAGCTACAGAATATGGCTTAGCTCAAATAAGAAAAAGACGAGATTACTTATTAGGATTAACAGATAAATATACTTCATCTGATTTTCCAATGACAGATAACCAAAAATCAGCAATGATAACTTATAGGCAAGCTTTAAGAGATATAACAAAAACAACTCCAATAGTGGATTGGAAAAATGGTATAGTAAGTAATGTGACTTGGCCAACTCATGAATTCGTATCAGATTTTGATTTTAAAAGCGCTGGTGTAAATCACTTAGCTCCAGGGCAAACAACTTAGGAATATAAATAGATAAATGGCATTCACATTAAACAGAAGATTAGCACAATTAATAGATAGTAACGGTCAGTTAAATACTGGTAAAATACCTAACGACTATATTACAAGCGACCATGTTGCAGATAATACTATTACTTCTGCAATGTTGCATACTTCATTTACAGTATCAACAAGTAATTTAACTTCAATTGATACTGATGATGTATCAGAAGGAAGCTCAAATCTTTACTTTACAAACGCAAGAGCAGATGCTCGAATTGCATCTGCTGATACTGATGATTTAAGTGAAGGTTCAACTAATCTTTACTTTACAAATGCAAGAGTTGATTCGCGTTTATCTGGTGGAACTGGAGTTACATATTCCTCAGGTGAAATATCAATAGGACAAGATGTGGGAACAACTGCTACTCCAACATTTGGCAATATTACAACAACTGGATATTTAGCAGGTCCTGCAACATTTACTATCGACCCGGCTGCAGTAGGAGACAATACTGGAACAGTCGTTATCGCTGGTAACTTACAAGTTGATGGAACAACAACTACAATTAATTCTACTACAATGACAGTAGATGATTTAAATCTTACATTAGCATCAGGAGCAGCCAATGCAGCTGCAGCAAACGGAGCAGGTATTACAGTTGATGGTGCTAGTGCTACTATTACTTATGATGGCACTAATGATGTATTTGAAATTAATAAAGGGATATCTATTACAGGTGCTACTTTAGTTTCTGACGATCAATCGAACGATTGGGTTAAACAAAGTGTAAGTGGTACAACTTCTACTTTAACATTTGGTAATACCGAATCGACATCTGGACAAGCTAAGTGGGAATACACTAGGTCGGATGGAAGATTTAAAGGTTATATAGGAGCTAATTCAGTAAATAACTTTATGTCTATCATTTCAACAGGCGAAATTGGAATTGGAACTGATAATCCTAATGCTGATTTACATATTTCATCAGCAGGTGGAACTGAGCTACATTTGCAAGAAGAAAATGCTGGAGCAGCTGCACAAGTTAGATTTACAACTACACAAAATTCATTTGAGATAGGTGCAGATGCAAACCCACAAATATTTTTTATTAATACTACTGGTAATCAAGGTAGTGGTCTTTGTATGGACACAAGTCATAATGTTGGAATTGGAACTGATAATCCTTATACCTTATTAGAACTTTCTTCAACAGACCCAATTATTAGAATGACTGATAGTAATGGAGTTGCTGATAAATCAATTTATGAAATGAGAGCAATAGGTGCATCAGGTTATGAAAGTCTTGAATTTAGGTCAGTAAATGATGCTAATAGTGTCTATAATAAATTATTAGTTTTAAAGCATGGTGGAAATATTGGTATTGGAACGGATAGCCCTGACTATCAAGTTCATATTAAAAAGACTGGGATAGCAGAAATGCAACTAGAAGGAACAGTAGCAGCTGAATTCAACTTACAAGACAGCGGTGGTACAGCCAATCAAAGAAGAGGTAGATTAACTCAGAATGGCTCTGGATTAAAACTACAAGCCGTAAATGATGCAGATGATACAGTCACTTATGAATTTATTACGATGGATTGTTCTACTGGTCATGTTGGTATCGGAACAACTAATCCTGATAATGCTTTAATGGTACAAGGCGCTTCTACAGCTGGCGATTCTTCAACTGGTAATCTTGCTTTATTTGAAGGCCCAAGTGGAACTAATGGATTAAAAATATTTGTAGATGATACAGCAAATGCAGCAGGATTGCAGACAATTGGAGGAGATTATTTACTTTTAAATCCTCATGGTGGCAATGTTGGAATTGGAATAGATGACCCCCAAACTAAATTACAAATTGTAGGCTCTACAAATTCCGCGACCAGTACAGGTGGTACTCTTGGTATTAGACAAAAAGGTGATGGCAGTAATGATGGTATAACAATCACAAGCTCTCATGCAAACTCTGGTAGAATTTATAAAGACGCGTCGGGTAATCTTCATATGTATAATACTGGTGGAGATGCTAATGATTTTGTTTTATCTAATGGAGGCAAAGTTGGAATTGGAACAGATAATCCTGTAAGAAAATTAACAGTAAATAGTGGAACAGCAAATGCCACTGCGCATTTTGAAAGTACTGACAGTACACAGTATATTAGTTTAAAAGATTCAGCCGGTCAAGTTGCAATAGGAAATACTGGTGCTGAAATGCGTTTCTGGACTGGTGATGCAGTAACAGAAACTATGCGTATTGACGCTGATGGAAAAGTTGGAATTGGAACAAATGACCCCTCCGAAATGCTTAGTATAGAAACGGACTCTAGTAGTCCAGCAGTACTTGTTAAGGCAAATGGTCAAGGCGGCAATACAAGTATCACATGTTCATTAATTTTATCTAATGGCTCACTAAGCTCTAATGATTCTGCTCCTGCAGTATATTCATATAGAACATCAGATTACTCTGTTACAGCACTTAGAAGTTCTGGATTAAAATTTCAAACTACTAACTCTAATGCTCCTGTCACTGCAATGACTATTAACAACACAGGAAAAGTTGGAATTGGAACTGATAATCCTTCAAGAGAACTTCATGTGTATAAAGCTAGTGGCAATGTGACTGCTCAAATACAATCAGGCAGCTCAGGAGTTGCTGCGTTAAAGCTACAAACAAGTGCTGGTACTTCTACTGTTTATACAGGCGTAGGTTCTATACAAGGTTTTCAGTTTTATGCTAACGGTACAAGTGAGGCTATGAGAATAGTTGGCGCAACAGGCAATGTTGGAATTGGAACTGATAATCCTGCAGAAAAATTGCATATTAGAGACTCTAGCACAAATGCAGATGTCTATATAAAAATAGCAAATGATTCAAGAGATTGGTTTATGGGAGTTGAAGGTTCTAATTCAGATATACTATCTTTTAAAACTCATGACGCATCAAATCTTTTAAACATTACATCTTCAGGCAACGTTGGTATTGGAACGAATAATCCTCAACAAAAATTACAAGTAGACGGAAATATCTACTTAGGTCCAAATGATACCACAAATTATGTGCATAGTGGAGGAAATTTAATTCTAACAGCAGATACAACCGTTAGTATTGTTGCTGATGCAAATGATACAGCGGGACCAGCTTCAGGTGGAACTATTCTGTTTGGTGCAGGTTCAAACACAAACACGGATTCAAATGCAGACTTTACAGATGCAGAATTTGGTGGTGGTGTACCTAGAGTTGAATATGGTAGATTTGATGCCACTGGATTTTTTGGAATTGGAAACAATGCACCTGCGGTTAGTTTAGATGTTGGTACTCAAACAGATGCAATAAGAGTTCCAAATGGAACAACAGCTCAAAGGCCAACTGTATCAGCCGGTGCAATAAGATTTAATACAACATTAGGAAAATTAGAACAATATAATGGCACTGTCTGGAGAATATTAACTACTGTATATACTATAGATTATCTAATCTTAGGTGGCGGCGGCAGTGGTGGTGACTGTACCTCTCCTGCTAGATTTGGTGGAGGTGGAGGCGCCGGTGGATTAAGAACATCTTATGGTACCGTTTCTGGTAGAGCCTCTTCAGCAGAAAATCCGTTAGAAGTACAACCTGAAAATACTTTAACAATTACTGTTGGTGCAGGAGCTGCAGGTGGAGTATCCAGTCACGATACTGCTGGAACACAAGGAAATAATTCAAGTATTTCTGGTGGGAATTTTACTACTGTTACATCACTCGGCGGCGGTGGCGGCGGTGGTAATAGTGTAGTTGGTACAGATGGCGGTTGCGGAGGCGGTGGTCAAGAATCGACGGGTGCTGGTAGGTCAGGAACGGCTGGTCAAGGATTTGATGGAGGAACTGGTTCAGAGTCTGCAGACCGCGGTGGTGGCGGTGGTGGCACTGGAGCCAATGGAACAGGCACTGATGGAGGAGCAGGAACATCTGTAAGTATTACTGGAAGTGCTGTCACTTATGGTGGTGGTGGAGCTTCAAGTGGTTCAGGCGGTTCTGGAGGTGGTGGAACTGGAAGTACAAATGGTACAGCAAATCTTGGCGGAGGTGGCGGAGCAGCGGGTTCACAAACTGGAGCAGGAGGTTCTGGAGTAGTAATACTAAGAATGGCTACTGCAGATTATAGCGGAATAACAACTGGTTCACCAACAGTAACTACATCTGGGTCTGACACTATTGTTAAATTTACAAGTTCAGGAACTTATACTACATAGGAGATATTATGGCACATTGGGCAAAAATAAAAAATGGTAAAGTAATAAATGTAATAAGAGCTGATGAAGATTTTTTTGATACATTTGTAGATAGTACACCAGGAGCATGGTTACAAACATCTTACAATACAAGAGGTGGAGTACATTATGAACCTGATTCAAATACACCATCTTCAGACCAGTCTAAAGCATTAAGAAAAAATTACGCAACTGTTGGTTATACATACGATACCACAAAAGATGCATTTATACCACCACAACCTTTTCCATCTTGGACATTGGACGAAGATGCTTGTGTTTGGCTACCACCAACATCAAAACCAGAAGATGAAAATACTTATTATTGGGACGAAGAAAACCAACAATGGACTGCAATAGAGGAATAAACTATTATAAATAGAATATAATAGGAATTAAATATGGCAAAACCAAATAGCAAACAAACATTTATCGATTATTGTTTAAGGTCACTAGGTGCACCAGTGATTGAGATAAATCTTGATGAAGACCAAATCGATGATAGAGTCGATGAGTCTTTACAGTTCTATCAACACTACCATGCAGATTCAATCGAAAAATTTTATTTAAAACATCAAGTTACTCAAACAGATATTGATAATAAATATATTACAGTCAATGACTTAATTACAGATGTTGTAAGAGTTATGCCTATACGAGATTCTGTTACATCTACTGACATGTTTGATATACGATATCAAATACATTTAAATGATATTCATTCAGTCGGCTTTATGGGTAATTTAACTGAATATGTTATGTCAAGACAATTTTTATCTTTATTAGATGTAGTTGTCGATTCTGATGAGAAACATATTAACTTTGAAAGACATAAGAATCAATTAGAAATATTTATGGATTGGTCTGAAGAAGTACAAGTTAATGATTATCTTATTGTTGAATGCTATCGTATTATTGACCCTGATACATTTACAGATGTATATAATGATTACTTTTTAAAGAGATACTGTACAGCATTGCTAAAAAGACAATGGGGTCAAAACTTAATTAAGTTTGAAGGTATGGTAATGCCAGGTGGAGTAACATTTAATGGCCGTCAATTATTTGATGATGCTAACGAAGAGATAACCAGATTAGAAGAAGAAGCAAGATTGAATTGGGAACAACCAGTCGACTTCATGACAGGATAAAACATGCCGAGAAATGTATACTTTTCTCAGGCCGTAAAAAGTGAACAAAACCTTTACGAAGACCTGATAATAGAATCATTAGGAATATATGGACAAGATGTCTATTACATTCCTCGTACTCTTGTAAATCGTGATAATGTATTAGGTGAAGACCCAGCATCAAAATTCGATGATGCATATCTCATGGAAATGTATATTGAAAACACCGAAGGATTTGAAGGTGCAGGAGATTTATATTCTAAGTTTGGATTAGAAATAAGAGATGACGCAACCTTTATTGTATCAAGAAGAAGATGGGAATCAAGAATTGGTGTATTTTCATCTAACCTAGTTGACCCAAGACCACAGGAAGGAGATTTAATCTTCTTACCAATGACAAATTCATTTTTTGAAATATCCTTTGTAGAAGATGATTCACCATTCTATCAATTATCAAACTTACCAGTTTATAAAATGCAATGTCAATTATTTGAATATAATGATGAAGAATTCGATACAGGTATTGGAGAGATTGATGATAAAACTGCACAATCTGCATATCAATTATCGATGGATATTAATATCACTGGTGGTAATCACTATGAAGTTGGTGAAACTGTAAGACAAACAGTATCTAGTGGTGTAGTTGTATTTGGTGAAGTTGTTTCAAGAACAAAAGTATCTGATACGAGTTCTCAAATATATGTTGCAAATATTGGTGCTACAGGAACAACAGAATATAAAAGCTTTATTGAATCTACATCGGCTTCATTAGTAGGCGATAATACTGGATATAGTGGAACTATAAATGCTATATATGATAGTATAGCTGATGCCTCTAGTGGTAGAGTATTCTCGACTGATGAAGCTGCTCAGAATATGGAATTTGAAATAGATGCAGATGGATTTATAGACTTTTCAGAGTCTAATCCATTTGGCGACCCATCGGAGACGTACTAATGTTTAGTGACCATTTTTATCACGCAACAATGCGTAAATCAGTAGCTGTATTTGGTACACTATTTAATAATTTAAGAGTTATTCGAAAAGCCGCAGATGGTAGTGTATTAAATCAAGTTAGAGTACCATTAGCTTATGGACCTAAACAAAAATTCTTATCACGTTTAGACCAAGAAACTGGATTTGATGCTCCTATGGCAATCAAATTACCAAGAATGGCTTTTGAAATGACATCACTTACAATTGATACAGCTCAAAAAATGCCTAAAAGAAATAAGATTGTAGAATTACATGCATCAGATGTCACGAAGAAAAAGACAATAAAACATTGGACATCATATGATATTGGTATGTCATTATATGTTATGGCAAAAAATCAAGATGATGGTTTACAAATCGTAGAACAAATCTTGCCTTATTTTACTCCTGAGTATAATGTAACAATAACTCCTGTTGATGGATTTACACATAAACAAGATGTTGCTGTCATATTAAATGGTGTAAATATTGACGACCAATATGAAGGAGATTTTACAGAAAGAAGAGTATTAATATATCAACTAGACTTTGTAATGAAAATGAAGTTCTATGGTCCTACAGGAGACCAAGGTGTTATACGAGAAATTAATATTGATTTTAAAGATAAAGGTAATGTATCTGATATAATGGAACAAATGGATATAACTATCAATCCTACAACTGCAGATGAAGATGATAACTATTCAGTAGTTACAACAATAAAGGATGGAGATGAGTAAGAAAGATAAATTAACTGCAAGTCTAGAAAAGAATTTACCTACAGTAAAAAAAGATAGACCCATTAAAATAGATAAAGATGTAAAAGATGATTATGAATTTTCTCGTGCAACTTATAAAGATTTAATATATACAGGAACAAGGTCAATGGACGTACTTGCTGAATTGGCAAGAGAGTCCGAACATCCAAGAGCATTTGAAGTATTATCACAAACAATAAAAAACATTGGTGATACAACAGAAAAATTAATGAATCTTCAAAAGCAGAAAAAAGATTTACAAAAAGATGAAAGAGAAGAAGCTAAGAGAGTGACAAATAATAATATGTTTGTAGGTAGTACAACTGATTTGCAAAGGATGTTATTAAATAGAGATAATGTAATAGATGGCGAAGCTAAAGAATAATGAGTTCGGCTATCTAGGTAATCCAAACGTCAAGAGAGACGGAGTAGAAACCGAGTTTAGTAAAGAACAAATAATAGAATATCAAAAATGTATGCAAGACCCTGCATACTTTGCACGTACTTATATTAAGATTATATCACTTGATGAAGGACTAGTACCTTTTGATTTATATCCTTATCAAGAAAAAATGTTTAATCACTTTAATGATAATAGGTTTAGTATTGTATTAGCATGTAGACAAAGTGGTAAATCAATATCTTCTGTTGTTTATCTTTTATGGTATGCATGTTTTCATCCTGAAAAGACAATTGCAATATTAGCTAACAAAGGTGCTGTTGCAAGAGAAATGTTGGCCAGGATAACTCTTGCATTAGAAAATTTGCCATTCTTTTTACAGCCTGGCTGTAAAGCTTTAAATAAAGGTAGTATTGAATTTAGTAATAACTCAAAGATAATAGCTTCAGCAACAAGCGGTAGTTCTATTAGGGGTTTGTCAATTAACTTATTATTTTTAGATGAGT